GTAACATGATTTCCCATTACAGCAATGCCATCAATGCCGATTGCATCAAACACACCCTCTACCACAATAACAATTTCTCTGTCACTGTCTGCAAAACGGTCAATGTTAAACACATAACCCGGAGGCATCTTGTGTAGATATTTAGGTGTAGCTTTATCCGGTGGGGCAATGTGCCTGCCTGTCCAACCTATTACTTCACCGTTAAAAGTGAACGGTACTACTAAACGTTTTGAATACAAAGGATCGTTGGGGAAGTATAGTAGGGGGTATATCCCTTCTAGGCCTCGCTGTCTTGCATACTGCCGTACATCATGATCCACAGGCAGGTCTTCGATCATCTGCACATCATCAGGAAGTTCAACAGTTTCAAACTTTGAAAGATTGTAAACATATCCTTCTGTTTCTAAACCTTCTAGTTCTTCTTGACAGCGCATGAGTTTGACTTGTACGCCGTGTATAGCCGACTCGGATGCACCCAATCTAATTGCCAAGTCTTTAAACTTTTGTCCAATATACGGATTAGGGCTCCAACCAGTTGTGTATTTACAGTTAAAGCAGTTAAAAGATATTTTTGCACCGCTGGTAATAACCCCGGCACGCTTACGTTTATCTGAACACATCGGACAATTGAAAGTATGCCACCCACTGGAAGTTCTAGTGGCGCGGAGCGGCAAATTGTCAAGCAGTAATCGATGTACGCTTTCTACTATAGAATCTAGATCCATAATAGTATTATACAGGTTTCTAACAAAAAGTCAAGTGTTAATTTCGAAGCAATACTTTATCTATCGTACCCGAACTATTGTCTGGAGTATGTATTACTCGGATCCAGTTAGCGTTCACACTGAACGTTCTGTGGGTAATTACGCTGCTGTTACTTAGAGCAAGAGTTGTAATGTTAAACCAATCCTTACTTACATCGTCAGTATCAGGAACACCTTGTAAGCAACTGCCTTGTATAGTAATGTTCCCTGTGTACGAAGTAGTGTATAATGCTATGCTATGCTGTGCATTAACAAAGTTATGATCTAGGTTTCCGTACAGTGCGCTGCTTACAAACACATTCGAACTGTCCCCTAATGCTGTATTGGCTAGTTGACTAAACACTGCTTCTTCTTGAGTAGCCACTGGCTCAACACTAGTCTGATCTGTTATTTTAATATCAAATTTTACATTGTTGTTCTGGTCAACATATACAGGTAGATCCGTATCTTCTTGGGTTGACCGAGTAATATGTACTTGGTATAATCCTGCATCTAGATTAGTTAGGTCGCCTTCTACTAATACTAGTTTAACAATACCCACATCAGACGTGTGTTCTAGCACTTTAGTTAGCAATCTCTTTTTAGATCCCGGGTCGATTATGTAAGCCCGTAGTGTGTCGGAAAACACATTTTGCAGTTTTCTATCTCTATTTCTAATATTAAAATAGATTTCGTTACTTACGCCTTTGTGTGCGCTCAGATTTCTGTTGTTCATAGGTTTGTTATCCACATAAATACTATTAGATGATACTACTAAGTCGATAGTAGTATCATAAAGGTATAGTTTAAAGTCACTGTTCATACTACTATTTATCAGAGTAGTATGTCCAATAAGAGTGCAATTTACACAGGTAATTAATAAATATCACAACATGCAAGAACATGACTATTCAGAATTAGAATTTCTCACCGGATTACATTATATAGAAAAAGACTATGTTGGGATTGTGGTTAATCACGATAACAACATAGTAACTTTTTACGATGTTGAACTTATTCCTACAACTGAACAGAAACGCGAATTTCTAAATCTAGGTGATATGTGGTGGTGGGAAAGTAATCGTATGCTGCCCATAGATGTATTCTTGCATCACGAAATGAAGCCGTTTCGTAGCTGTATTAGAACTTTTGTTACAAAAGATGTAGATATTTTGTTTGGGCCAATAACTAGCTTGCAAAACTTGTTGAAGAAACGCATCAAACGACGCAGTATTCAACTAATTAGAAAGCCCGACTAGACTAGTTCGCTAATTAAGTTCATCTGCACTACAATTGCAACTGCATACGCAACTGCATGACTGTGCTTAAAGTAATAGCCTTCAGCGGGTTTATCCCACACAGTTTCCGCAATCTCGTCCCAAGTTTTACCAACTAAGTGCTTCTTGCCTGGGCGGATTATTGCTAGAATCATAGCAAGCTGTTCTATACTAGTAGGCTTATAATGTGCTAGGATTTTAGCATAATTACCAACATGAAACAATTGGTTTACAAACTCTTCATGTTTGAGTAAATCCCATATTGGCTCAATACTCATTAGTTGATTCAAGTGAGCTTCGTCCTTAACATCTTTATAGATTCCGTTATTGAGTATATCTACTTTGAACCATCCTTCTTCTTCAGCAGTATCATAGTCAATGCTGCTGTAGCCGTCTAAAGGAAAGGTTGGTATAGTTTGGAAATACACACCGGTATTGTGCTTCGAATATGTGCCGTCATTGTTTTTAATACTAGCAGGTATATGATTAACTAACCGCAAGAAGTCCTCACGATTAGCCATGTCAATATCTACGTCAAAATCAATCTTCATTAGAATTAATTTTCCTTAAAAGTCGTTGAGCGAGGTTACTAAATGTAAAATTACAGCTAACGCTATATCTCACACTGTCACCTAAAACTGGCGCAGTATAATGTCCAAGCGTTGCAGGAAAAATAAACATGTCACCTTCCTCTGGCTTCACTGTTATTTGTTTTTTTCCAAAATCATTCTTTGTGTGTTCGCCATATAGAAATGTTAATTGCCCTTCTTGCCGTACATGTTCGTAATTAGTGTAATAATTTGCAGAGTCGTCGATATAAACTTTAGGAAAAATAACACATACTAGATCAGCTGAGTGCCTATGATCATGCGGTGGATTGTATTCCATATGCACTTGCTTGTTATACCAAGCATTTTGCATCTCTAATAAATCAAACTTAGGATCACTGTCAATAACTTTTTTCCAAAGACCTGCATCGATTTCCGTTAAATATGATGTAACTTCATCTAAAATTATTTTGTATAACGGACTGTTACGCAATAACTCAGTAATACCCATTTCTTCATCAATTAAACCCAGCAGTTTATGATTGTACCTGTCACTGGATTTTTGACAGATATTAAATAATTGCTGTGTATCTGACTCAGATAATTTAGATTTTGCTACTTTAGGACCAAAGTAATCAAGTACTTTCATGATCTGACCAATATTCCTCTAGCATTGGAAAATGCTCTAACACAATCTTCTTGCACTGCTCTGCAATAATCATGTGTTCTTTTTGTGTGCCATTTGATGCACGTAGGTCAATGTAGTGAATCCAACTACGCAAACTACCTGCCATATATAATGTGCTTTGTGTGAGACCCTCTGGCAGTACGGCACGAGCCTGTTCCTTAGCAATACCTTGATCCAACGCCCACTGGTATGCACCCATAGCAGCGTTTCGAACCTTTGCTTGTTGCATCTGCCAATCCTCTTGCAGTGCAGGGTCATCCACTTCCACGCTGTTCTGACGATTCTTAGTATCCTGCAATCTTGCTTCTCGAGTGTGACCAACATTCTCTGCTACAGCATAACGCTGACTGAATTCTTGAAAGGAAAAGCTACGGTGCCGCAGAATCTGTCGTGCAATATCACGTGTGGTTTTAATTTCCAGTGTCATATGCACCATCTCAAACGGACTCCAATGCTTTTCGCGGATTAGATACTTTAGCAGTTTGGGGGCTGTTTGTGTATTGCTCTGATTAGCCGGATTGCTAACTCGTGCAGTGTATGCAACTAGGTCGCCCGGTGTGAAACAACCGGTGATAGCACTAGGTTTGGTTACGCCAATTAAATTTACTTCACTTTTCATTTACTTCCTCGTAGGTTTGTTCAAAAATATCTGGCTTACAAGGATAAAACTCTCCTTGTACACCTTTAATAATCCAATCGCCTTCAGTGGCAATATGCTTTACAGTTAAATGTTCACCATCTTCTAGTGTAACAATTTCTGCTTCTCCCTTGGCATCAGGGGGTATAACAATTTGGCCAAGGGCCTCACCACAAAATTCTTGTAAGCGTCTAATGCCCTCGCCGGTACACACAAACTGCACTGCGTCAATTACTACTGGCTTCTTTCTATATCGCATCTTTAAAATCCATATATGGCGCAATGTCATTGTCAAATATCTGTGCCATTTGCTGCCAGATATATTTGCGCTCTGTTTCTGTGACACCACTATTTAAAGTGTACATCTTGTCGTCCTCACTAATAGTGAGTCCATAGTCATGACGAAAAGTCATGCACATGTTGAAAATAATTTGTTCTCTGGTCATTGCTCGCCTCCTTGCAGTATGTGAATCGCCACATCAGCTCGATCTAGTTTAATAGCGTCATGTGCATATTTGTTGCGACCTTTACCGTCGCGATAGGCGTTAGGATACCGTTGAACTTTGATCATCTTACTGTTTAGCTTAACAACCCTAGCCAGCATAAGTCCGTTGAAGTCTGCTACAGCAATGATGTCGCCTACATCAACTTGCCGACCAATTCTATCATAATGTTGTGGCTGTTCTTTTGCCATCTTAATACTCCGGTGCTGAATAGCCTGATGTTTTAGTGTACATAGCAAATCCATCTAAGCCATACGCAGGGCATACCATAATCTTTTCTGGTAAGCCCATATCATCTTTATCACCAGCTTCGCCGCAGATAAAGAATACACCATCCAGCTTTTCAGCTGAAAGATGTCTTACCATAGTGTGTACTCGACGTAGTTTTTCTAACTCGCCTTCATAAGCTTCTAGTTCTAGGTTCATAGCATCATCTCGATTCTAAAGGGACCGTCATCTTTCCACCATGGATCTTCTGTAAGACCTTCTACAACTTCTAAAGCTTCTTGTTCAGTCTCAACGTCTGCAACAATATAATTGTTCTTATTATATACTAACCAATTTACAAAGCTCATGGCCACATATCCTTATCGTTAAGCATAGCATCACGCTCTTCCGGTGTAGTCTTATTAGTAAATAGCACGTATGCTGTTATTACTAGTACACCCAGTATAAATAAAAACAAATAATTATCTGGGGTCATATTCCTGCTGCCTCACATGCTGTTCTAACCGCATCAACTTCTTCTGCGTTGTTAGCAAATACTTTCATCCAAAACTTAGCGTTGATGATATCGTCAATCATCTTTACTTGTTCACTGCTAAAGCGAGTAAGCAACTGATCGCCTGTATCGCTCAAATATAATAACCAAGGACTAATCTTAGCACTCCTGATGTCATGCACAGCTCGCGGTGTACTAACAACTTTAAAATATTCCTGCCAGTCGCAACTATTATCTTCGGCCCATTCTGCAAGATAAAGTATACTACGCTCCAGTGCGCGAAGTCCAGTTTCCTTCTTAACATACTCTAGCAAGAACTCATTGTATAGCGAGTCCTTGCTCCAGTCTGTTAACTTCTTCCCGTTCTTAATTAGCCACTCTGCAAAACGCTCTGGTGCTAGATATTCATTGCGTACACAACTACGTCCAAACTTAACAAAGCCCTCATAGTACTGACTACGGATAAAATCTTCCATACTCTTAGTTTTTGCTGCTGTGGTGTTAAGCTCGTAAAACAGTTGGAACACACGATAGCCTAAACGAACATGCGTCATTTCTCTGTCGGCCCAGCGGCGTTTCTTTGGACACATGTGGGCGCTTAGAGTACGCTCGTTGCGAAACTCTTTTTCACACCACTTGCAGGCAGTGTCACTTTCCAAAGATGTCTTTAATTGACTTGTCATCGTATCCGTGTGCTTCCGCCAGTTTAGCTAATTCTTCTTTGGTATTGATAGTTAGCAGCATGTCTACTTCCGAACTCTTAAAATGCGGATATATGCTACTAACAAAATCTCGGACTTTGTCCTTCTTCTTTTTACTATTGGGTGGTTTAATGTAAGGATGGAATTCTACTTTACCAGAACCTGCTGCTGTCATTAGTAACCATTGTAGTTCAGGATGCTTGCTAACGTCACTGAAGTTTTTGTTAACAAGTTCATTAATCATAAACAAATAATGAGCAGCATTACGCCCTTGTGCGCTACTAGCATAACGCATCATCATCCATGGTACAAATGCTTTCTTCTGTTCATCAGTCAAGCGATTATAAAAGCCTCTGTCCTTTTTGTCCAGAGCTGCCATAATATCCTTTAGAGCAATAGCAGGTTCTTTTTTGGTTGTCATAGTGTAATATCTAAATCTACCTGTTCCCACGGCAAATGGTCTTTACCAAAGTGTCCATAGTTTGTAGTATCTGTTAATTGTACACTGAAAAGGCCGAATCTGTCAATGATTTCTTTGGGGGTTAGGCCAACATTTTTAATGACCCAATCAGTTAGTGCGCGACTGTCGCCATTGCTCTCGATATAAAAACTCATTGGTTCTTTGACACCGATTGCATAGCTAATCTGGCACGTAGCCCAATCTGCATGTCCACTTGCTACAATGTTCTTAGCAATGTAGCGCATCATATAAGCGGCACTACGATCTACTTTGGTAGGGTCCTTTCCACTAAAAGCACCACCGCCATGAGGACTATAGCCGCCGTAAGTATCGACGATGATTTTTCGTCCTGTGAGACCTGCATCACCGTCAGGGCCCCCAATAACAAAACGGCCAGTAGGATTAATGTAAAACTCAGTGTCATTATCAATTAACTCCATTTCAGGCATAGATAGTATAAAGCTCTTTACGCTAGCACGAACTTCGTCGATGCTGATCCAATCTGCATGTTGCGTACTGCACACAATCTTTGCAATGCGTACAGGCTCTGCATCGTCATTGTATTCAATTGTTACCTGCGACTTTGCATCTGGTCCTAACCAATCTGTGCCGTTCTTTCGATGGCGGGTGAGCATTTCAACAATGCGATGACTTAGATAGATAGCCAACGGCATATAGTTAGGTGTTTCACGACAAGCATAGCCAAACATAAGACCCTGGTCGCCTGCTCCAAAGTCATCTGTGCCTAGTGCGATGTCTGCACTTTGTGGATGCAGTTCGTTGTAGATTTTTAGATGCTGCCAGTGGAAGCCTTCTTGCTCGTACCCAATATCCTTAACTGTGTTACGCACAATGTCTGCAATCACACTCTTGTCAATTTCTTTGGTGCTCTTATACTCACCAGCCAGTGTTACCATGTTAGTGGTGACTAGTGTTTCTACTGCGGCGCGGTGAGCTGGATTCTTATCCAGAATGTATGTAGCAACAGCATCACTGATCAGATCAGCAACCTTGTCAGCGTGTCCTTCACTTACGCTCTCACTTGTAAAAAAATAACCCATTATTCATCCTTGTTATATGTAATGACGCTAAATGTTTTAACGCCTTGTTCTGTTAGTTTAACTGAGCCGCCTAGAAATACTAGATCAATAACTGATGCATAACATAGTTCAATTGGATGTACGTTAAACTTTTTAAGCAACTCAACAATAGCTAATGCTGTTCCGCCTGTGGCACTCACATCGTCGACGATTAATACATTGCTCAGATCACCGAGCGGAGCATTTTCTTTCATATGCAGACTTGTGCTAGCATACTCATACTCAAAGTCGTATCCAATTGTGGGTGGCGGCAATTTACCAGGCTTCCGGACCAAGTGAAGCGGGACACCCAAATTAAGTGCTACCGGACTGCCCCAAATAAATCCCCTAGCGTCAGCTGCTACTACATCAGTGATGTTATTAGCCCTAGCAAACGCTGTAATAGCGTCTACAGTAGCTTTAAATGCATCGGGCTTATACAGTAAGCTCGTAACGTCCTTGTACTGTACGCCCGCTACAGGGAAGTCCGATATGGGAGTAATATCCTTCTTTAAGTTGAACGAATCTGTGTCGTGCATTAAATCAAATCCCCAATATCAATATCCTGCACCTTGTTTGCTTCTTTAACAAAATAAGCACACTTAGGCTTAGGGCCGTTTTCTAATGGTACTGCTAATAAGTGTCCATTCTTCAACTTAGGAAAATACCATTTTACATCTTGGTAGATGTTGGTAATTGCGATTTCACACGCACTAATAGATCTAGTTGCTAGAGGATTCATAACCAATGCTTGAAAGCCTCTGTTGTTTAAACTTGCTAGAGGAATAACTTCAAACCCACTATATTCTTCATCGCAGATTAGGATACTCCAATCCATGGGCATCTGTACAGTCTTGTTACCAATTTGCAAACAGATAGCAGGTGCATGAAAGCTCTCTAAAAAGATCAGAGGTAGAAAGTAAAAGTCTATATCGTTTTTATCGCTAGCATCTAGGATACAGTACCTAATATCGTCTATTTCATTTGGTACTGTGTCTAAGTCGTATGTTTCGTTATCAACTGTTAGTATTTTCATGTTTCTTCCAAATAAATGTTATTGTGTATTAGTATTACTAATGTGTCGCAAAATATTATCCTTGCGAGGTATTTCTATTGTATGCAACATAGATCTTAATTGTTGTTTTTGCATTTCATTAAGGTTAACTATGTCTAAGTGTGCTGGATATGTAAGCATACGGCAATGCCAAACTACATTCAAACTATTGTTAAACTTCGCTAAATCAACAATGCCGTGCCAATTATTTAAATGTATAACTGAATTTATCTCTAACTCAAAATTTAGTTCTTTTATTTGATCAATGAATTGTAGAATACTATCCCAGTTACTGCCCTGCCGTACAGCATCATTGAGCTCACTGTAACCGTCAATGCTTAATGTAATTTTAACTTGTTTGAATTGTGATAGTGCTTTGATTGTAGCATCGTCTAACAAAAATGTACCATTAGTGTTGTATTCTACTGCAACATTTTGTTTGTCTAAAATCTTATTCAACAGCTTTAGATGCCTAGTTGTCATGAAAGGCTCGCCGCCTAAAAATAAAATTTTGTTTACGGTATTAGGTATATGATTTATTTCAACTGTAGTCTTAACAATTTTTTCTAAATTTAATTTTTTTGCCCACGAGCTGCTAAAATTCGGACTGCAACCGTCACAAGTTAAATTACAAATATTGTCAAACCCTATCTCTAAAAATTCTAAATTTACTAGATCAGTTGAATAATTATCATTAAAAAAATTTCTAGTGCTATACGTACCTATAGATTCTTCGTAATAACATTTTTGACAGCCGTCTATCTTTATACCAGACTCACTGTCTTTGCGTAGACTTTCATATTCACTGCTGTGAAGAATTGACTGAAGATCCCCATCAAACTTCTGTACAGGGTATTTAAATCGGCAACAAGGAAACACCTCATTGTTAGATCGAACATTAGTGTGTTTCCAAAATGCCGCGCAGTATGTATCAGTAGAATTAGTCATTTATATTCTACTTTGGTCATGGTATATCTAAAGTTTTGCTCTTTATAATATTCTTTACGCTTGGTCATGTGCCGCTTGCTGTACTTTAAGTTACTAGTAAGGTCAACAACTTGCAAGTAATTCTTATCTTCTGCTTTACGAATGCCGCGGCCGATGCTCTGAATAACACGAACAAAACTCTTACCAGGTTCGAGAAGGACCAAGTTAAAAATTCTTGGTATGTTAATACCTACTGCGGCGACACCATATGTGGCGACAATAATTTTATTGTTAGCATCAGACACATCGTCATATTCCTTCTGCCTGTCTGACGTTTTCATTTCGCCACTGATGAATACCCACTCTGGGTTACGCTCCATTAGCAGGTCACCTGTTGCGATACGATCAATCAGTACCAGTGTATTACCACTAAGACTGAGTCCGTTAACAATGCTACTTACTTGGTCCATGCGTTTAGAATCAGTTACCAACCACTTGAGCTCTTGTGCATAACTGCTAAAGCCTAACACACCGTCTTGCAATTGTAAAATGTTAATGTCTAGGTCTGCAAGCACACCCTTGTCCTGTAGTTCCTTACTGCTCAAGTTACCAATCACAGGACCAATACAGCACACACAACCTACTGCTTCAAACTCATCCTTGGGGATAGTACCAGTTAGCCCCCAACGAATAGGAACGTTGCGGAAGATGCCACTTAGCTGATCACGCAGTACGTCTGCTTTAGCTTTGTGTACCTCGTCCACCATAACGCACACGACACCGTCTAAGAACTGCTCTACATCTATCTCTGCTTCGCCCGCCTTTGTTTTCTTTTCTAGAATAGCAAGGCTCTGCCAAGTACAAATGGTGTGAGTCTTACCAAACTCTTTTCTATCACCAAAGAACACCCCAACATCAAGTCCCATGTTCTTATAGTCTTTTTCAGTTTGAACAACAAGGTCTTTGTTAGGTACAATTACAATACTACGCCCATAGGGTTCACACTTGTGACTTAGTACTGCTGTGATAAGTGTCTTACCTGCACCGGTAGCAATCTGCTGTAGGCACTGTGGGTTATCAAGGAATCGATTAATTACCTCAACTTGATAGTCACGCAAAATGATAGGCTCGCCAGCACGTGGATGCTTGGCGGGCCATGCAATATGTTCATAGTCTGTTTGAGTGATTGGAGTAAAGTTAAAGTTCCAACTTTGTCGCTGATCATCTACAACAACGTGGTAACCGTCACCTACTACAATGGGCAACAACTTGTCTAACAAGTTAAAGTAGGTTCGGCCGCCCACGTCACAATAGCGAATACATCCATCCCACCGTCCTAGCTTATACGCAGGCATATGAAACGCATAGGGCAGAAAATATTTCACAGCATCGGAAATTTTACGCCGAGTCTTTACATCAAGCCCTACGAACTTGACATTCACTTCATCTCTTATCTCTAATGTTACTTTCTGCATACTATATTAATTTACACTACTTTCAATGATTTGTCAAGAGCTTAGATATAAAAAATCCCCCGGGTATTGCTACCCGAGGGAGCCTGCCTAGGCTGTGGGAGGTGCTTAGGCAAAACGCTTCATGCAAGTACTTTCAGCAAGTTCACGCCAATTCTCAGGAGCCATCTTCTTAAGATCTGCAACCTTCAGTACCATACGCAAACTAATTTCGCGCAGTAGACTTGCCTTCTCAATCATAAAGTCTACAACTTCCTGCTCGCCTTCGTCACCGAAGTTGTATTCAGCAAGCATGCCGTCGTTAACAATCTGGTTGATTCGCAGGAAGCGATCGCTTACACTGTCCATGCCCAAGTCAATGTAGTGACAACGGCTCATTAGTGCCTGCAAGTGATCTTGGATCTTCTTGCTGCGAACGTTTTCAAAGTTAACGTTCGTGATAAAGATACAGCCACCCTTAAAGTCAAAGCGGTCTGGAATGCCTTCGCGGCGCAGAGCGTTACTCTCGCTCTTCCAGCTAATGGTGCGTTTTTTACCTGAGTCAAGCACAGCCTTGAGCATGTTCAAGCAAACCTCGTCAAACAAGATGCTGTCACAGTCGTCGAACACAAGGATGTCGCCTTCTCGACTGTTATTAAACAGTGTCTGGAACAAACCAATTGGGCTCATTGCGCCTTTAACAACTTCAGTACGAGCATCTTTGCCGCCGCTGAGTTTGTGCATTGCTTCGTATTCGTCGAGGATTCGCTCAACACCGAAGCTCTTACCAACACCTGGAGGACCGCTAACAATTAGACCACGCACAACACCGTTAGCAACAGCGTCAGTCATTTGGTCTAGGATCGCAAAACGCTTGCGGATACGATCCATTGCTTCTTCTGTGGTTTCCACAGGCTTCACCGCCTTAACTGCTGCGGGCGCCGCTGTTGGTGCTTCGCCGCCAACATATTCAAACGCATCAGGTCCTTCAAGCAACACGCGAATTGCTCCCTTATCCTCGCCTAGAAGCGCACGAGCGTCGACAGTGACGAACATGCCCTTCTTACCAATATTGACGGGCTTAACCATCGGAAAAACAGTATCAAAAATTGGGCTGTTACGGTAACTGCCCTGTTTAATTTTAACCAACATATCTATTTGCTCCCACACAAATTGAATTAAACTAACTAACTACAGTTTTAATAATAGCATCTTTTGCGGTGTTGTCAACCGAAAACTAATTCAACAATCCACCAAAACATGTACCAAGCCCAAACTGCGCCAATAACAACAGAAAGGAATTCTGCTCCGGCTGGAATTACATCCTCCCAAAAGGACGCAACTAGCACAACCAACCCGATAATTATCAAAATTGCTAACATGGTTTAACTCCCTATATATACATAATAACATCTTTAGGGTAAGTGTCAACCGGTTTTTGGACAGAAAAACGCCCTTGCAAATCAATGACTTACAAGGGCTAAAAATCTGTTAAAAATCAATAACTTAGTAAACTGTGGTACAGCGTTCTTCGGTTCTACGCTCAATGGTTCTACCCCATTGATCTTGTACAACGATTGTAACTGGCTCACACTTCTGCTTAACTATAATGACTTCGCGCTCTTTAGGCTTGCTTGCTTCATTAATAACTGCACCAAGAATAACACCACCAATAAGTGGAACAACCCACTTGTCGTTGTTTCTATGACGATGCTGCCGGTGCTGTTGCACATGATAGTTGTTGTAAATATATGGACCATTATGATTGCGTCTATGATCCGCTAGTGCTGGTGTTGCTACTGCTAATGAAAGAACTGCTGCTAAAATATATTTGTACATAGTAATCTCCTACTAGCTTATTTAGTATTATTGTGTAGGCTTAATCCTTAACCCAATATTAACTGATCACAATATCTTCCATACCCGCTGTTCTTAATCGAGTGATGTGACCAATTTGCCACTGTTTAGTATCAAGGCCCTTCATTATACCTAGATATCTATTTCTCATCAAACTGAATTGGTTGCATAGGTGAGTGAGTGAAATAACACTCTCCTCACCGTCAACAAACTTCTCTGCATCTCTGCTGCTGAGTTGTCTGTTGTATGCTTCCAAATACTTCCTAAACACCCTACTACG